ATTGGGTCAACTTGGGCATCGGAACGGAAGGTCAGGTCTTGGAAGTTGTGTCGGGATTACCAGCATGGGCAGACAAATAAAAAACTATGGCAGTTACTAAAGAAATCGTCCTCGAAGTAGGAATCAAGGACTCAACCGCACAAGGCACGACGAGTGCCAAGCAGCGTCTGCGTGAACTCCAAAAGACGCTCATTGATATGTCCTTGGCTGGGCAAGAAGGCACGAAGGCTTTCAAGCAAATGGAGCAGGAGGCGGGGAAACTCAAAGACCAAATTGGGGACACGGGGCAGCGAATTAAGAACCTCGCATCGGACACACGCAACATCGACACCTTCGTGTCAGCGGTGCAGGGGATAACGGCAGGGTTCCAAATTGCCCAAGGTGCAGCAGCGTTGTTTGGCTCGGAGAACGAGGACTTGCAGAAATCGTTGCTCAAAGTCCAAGGGGCGATGGCTCTCGCTACTGGAGTGCAACAGGTTGCCAACCTGCTGAACAAGGATTCTATTCTAATCACCCAAGGCCAAGCAGCAGCACAGGCCCTCTACGCAACGGCAGTCGGGGCAAGTACCGGGGCGATGAAAGCGTTTAGAATAGCCCTCCTTGCTACGGGTATCGGTGCAGCCATTGCAGCCGTAGGGCTACTTATTGCCAAGTGGGATGACCTCACCGCAGCGGTCCGCAGGTTCCTAAACATACCCGACCCAGCCATTGCCGCCAAGGCGAGGGAACAGGCGTTGTTGCGTGAGGAAGCAGCGTTGTCCAATTACAGGGATGCATACGAAGCCCACACCGAGGCGCAGATTCAGGCCAACAAGAAGCGTGAAGAAGATGACAGGAAGACCGCAGAGGCTCGCAGGTTAATGATGCAAGAGCAGGCTCGGTCAAGGGCTATCATGGCTGAAACCGAAGTACTGCAAGCCAAGACAACGGCTGACGCTTTGGTGCAGATTACGGCTGACCAGAACGCCCAGCAGGACGCTTTGAACGCTCAAGCGATGCAGACCGAGATGGAGCGTCGCATCAAGTTCAACGAGGACATGAAGGCGAACGAGCAAACCTTGGCCGACTTCAAGAAACAGGTAACCATGGACTCATTGCAAGCGGTTCAAAACATCTTGCAGTCCTTTGGCAATCAAAGCAAAGGAATCGCTCTTGCTGCGTTGGCTTTGGAGAAAGGTTCGGCCATTGCCCAAGTAATTATCAACCTTCAAAAAGAGATGGCAGGAAATACCGCTAATGCCGCTTTGAATCCAGCGAATGCGGTTACAGGTGGAGCAGCAGGGTTGGCTCAAGCGAAAACCCTCAACACTTTGTCAAAGATTCGTGCAGGGCTACGCATCGCAGCAATTACCGCTGCTGGTATTCAGGCAGGCAAGGCTATCACAAGCGGGGGCGATGGTGGCAGCGTTCCAGCGGGTGGCGGTGCAGCAGCAGGTGGTGGCGCACCGGGTGCAGCAGCAGCCCCGTCAATCTTTGCAAACCCGAATGTTACCGACCTGTCGGGATTCGGTCAAGGCCAAGGCCAAGGTTCATCCCCAATGCGAGCCTATGTGGTCGAGAGGGACATCACCCAAAGCACTCGGAGGGTTCGGAGGTTGGAGGAATTTGCAACTTTAGGGGCGTAGGACATTTACCTGCATGGAACTGCCAATATACCGAATGACCGTGGACGAGGTGGATGAAGGGGTCCAATTCGTGGCCCTCACCGATATGCCAGCGATTGAACGGCCGTTCCAAGCCTTCAGCCAAGCCAAGCAGAAGTTTACCGAAACAGGCGAACGGAGAGTGCTTACCGGCCCTCTCATGCTTGCAGACACCCCCATCTTTCGAAAGGACGAAACCTACGGGGAATACTACGTCGTATTCGACAAAGCGACAATTCGCAAGATAGTCCAAAAGTATTTCAAGCAGGGCAACCAGCACAACGTCAACGCTTATCACAACGCTGAACTGGATGGCGTGTTCATGTTTGAGAGTTACATCACCGACTCCGAGCGTGGCATTATGCCACCGAAAGGATACGAGGACACACCTGACGGCTCTTGGTTCGGTTCCTTCAAGGTAGAGAACGACGAGGTGTGGGACAACCGCAACCTGTTCCGGGGTTTCTCCGTTGAGGGACTTTTCGGGATGGACAAGACCGAATCCGAAATGGAGGTCGCACTCGCTGGCCTTGCCGATGAACTTACCGCTTTTTTGCAACAATTAACCCCCACCTACAAATCCCACTAACTATGAATCTCAAAAACGCAATCGAATCCCTGCGGACGGAACTCCGCAAATTCAGCACCCAAAAGCAGTCCTTTGCCGACTACAAGTTGACCGACGGCACCGTTGTCCGTGTGGACGGGGACCTCGTTGCTGGTACTGCCGTTTACGTCGTTGCCGAAGATGGCACTCTCCCTGCTCCCGATGGCGAACACGTCGTTGAAGGCGTTGGAACTATCAAGACCGAAGGAGGCAAAATCGTTGAGGTCATCGCTGCCGAAGTAGCGACCCCAGTCATTGATCCGTTGCCTGTTGCTGCTGAAATCACTCCCGAAGTAGCCGTTGAGGTTACCGATCAAATCAAAGAAGCCTATCCGCTCATGACCCCCGAAGTTGTGGAGGCCATCGTCGCCAAGCACCTTGGAGCCATCATGGAAGAACTCAAGGCTGCCTATGCCGAGATGGGCAAAATGAAGGAGAAAATGTCTGCCTTCGCAAGCCAAGTTGAAACCATGGCCGATATCGTTGAGAAGGTTTCCGAACTCCCAGCCGAAGCCCCCAAGGCCAGCGGTTCAGCAATCGTTGAGCAACGCAAGGCTCAAGCCTCGCAGAACTTCAACGCTCTCGCACAAGCACTCCAAACACTCAAAAAAAACTTTAAACCCCTAAACCCCCATTAACAATGGCATATTCGTTCACAGGATTAACTTCCTACACCGACCAAGAGCGGTTACCGCTCATCACCAAGGCCGTGTTCTCGGCCAAGTCAGCGTCTTTGTTCACCAAGCAGGTGGGCATCAAGTTCGCTGCTGCCCTTAACCTCATGGACACCGATGCTTTGATTCAAAGCGGCGACGCTTGCGGTTACACAAGTTCAGGCACAACTACATTCAGTCAGCGGAATATTACCGTTGGCCGTATGAAGGTGATGGAAACTTTGTGTCCTCGCTCTTTGGAGCAGTACTGGATGCAGACCCAGTTGACCGCTGGTTCAATGTACGATGGCGTTCCTTTCGAGCAGGCTTTCGCTGAACAAAAAGCCCTTCGCATTGCCGAGGCTTTGGAAACCGCTATTTGGCAGGGTAACGCATACTTCAGCGGTGTTAATCAGTTGTTGAACGCTGCGTCTGGTTCTACCATTAGCGGTAACACAGGTGCAGTATCCGCCTCCGTTGGTATCACTGCAACGAATGTCATCGGCATCTTTGACGCTATCTACAACCAAATCCCACAGGCCATTCTAACGAAGCAAGACCTCGTTATCTTCTGCGGATGGAACAATTACCGCACCTTGGTTCAAGCCTTCAAGCAAGGAACGACCACAGGCGGTTTGGCAGTATTGTACAACCAAGTTGACCTTGCGAGCCTTGCCAATGGTGAGTTTGTTTATCCCGGTACAAACGTCCGTGTCATCGCAGTTCCCGGCTTGACCAATACCAACCGAATTGTCTGCACATACCTCGGCAACCTGTTTTACGGGACCGATTTGCTGTCCGACGAAGAGCAATTTTCCATCTTTTATGCACGCGAAAACGACGAAGTACGGAGTATCGCAGCTTTCAAAGCCGGCGTGCAAATAGCGTATCCAGACTTGGTTGTAGACTTCCGCTTGACCTAATGTGTAGGGGGGAGGGAAACCTCCCCCTGCTTTTTGTTCCTTGAAACTTAAACCCCAAATACACATATGTCCTGCGCACTAACAACTGGTTACACACTCGGCTGCCGTGATTCAGTCGGTGGCATCAAAACAATTTACGTCCAAAACTGGATTTCTACCGGGTCCTGCAATGCCAACCTTTCAGGTGCGGTTACGGGGTTCACGGGGTACGCTTCGGGTGGGTTCTTCGAGTATGACTTGACCAAAGCCACGTCATCTATGACCGACACTTTGAACGCAAGCATGGAGAATGGCACAATCTTCTACACCCCCGAAGTAACGTTCACCATCAACAAACTGCAAGTCGCAGTACGCAATGAACTCCGTTTGCTCGCTCGTAGTAAAGTCATCGTCATCGTGCAAGACAACAACAACCGCTACTGGTTGCTGGGTGCTA